GCGGACTGGCTCAAAGCGCTTGAGCTAGAAGACGAAGAGATCGAAACCAAAGCCGATCAGGAAGCCGCCCGTAAATCTTTTGCAAGTCTGGTCACAGGCCAGCCTGTTGGGAATACACAACAAGCGCTAACTAATTTAAAAACCCCTGCCGCAGTCCAGCATTTGGTGGGAATGCTCACAGCCTACGATTGGGCGTTTGTGGAGCAGGCCAAGGAGCTTCGCGGCTTTGCCGTAGCTAAGATTCTTGAAGAAGTAAAACACCCAGACGCACGTATCCGCCTCAAAGCGCTAGACATGCTGGGCAAGGTGACGGAAGTTGCACTGTTTACTGAGCGGGTTGAAGTCAAGAAGACTGAGATGTCTGACGTAGAGCTTGAAGCGCGGATCAAAGACAAGCTCAACAGGTTCATGGGCGTGATCGACGTGGTTGATGTGACGGAAGAAAAGACCGATGAAGCCTGAAAACTTCACAACCTTGAGCAAGCTTGAGCTAGAAGCCATGGCCAAGGCACTGCCGCACATGACGCTGGCAGAAAAGCTGGAGCTTTTCCAAGATTTGGAGATGCGCGAACAACGCGCCAGCTTGCAAGCCGCCAAAACAAACATGCTGGGGTTCGCCCAGAGCGTCTATCCGGGCTTTAAGATCGGTCCACACCACAGGAAGCTGGCCAAAATCTTCACAGATGTGGTTGAAGGACGCAAAAAACGCGTGATTATCAACATCGCGCCACGTATGGGTAAGTCTGAGTTCAGCTCATACCTGTTCCCCGCATACTTTCTAGGTAAATACCCTAATAAGAAGATCATCATGGGCACGCACACTGCGGGCCTTTCCGAAGACTTTGGACGGAGAGTGAGGAACTTAATTGACTCTGAAGAATACCGTGATGTATTTCCTCAAACGCTGGTGGCGGACGATCAGAAGGCCGCAGGAAAGTGGTCGACTTCTGCTGGCGGGCAGTATTATGCTGCTGGTGTGGGCGGCGCGCTTGCCGGACGCGGTGCTGACTTGTTTGTTATTGATGACCCTCATTCTGAACAGGATGTAAAGTCCAACTCACGCCTTGCGTTTGATACCGCATGGTCTTGGTTCCAGACTGGCCCCTTGCAGCGTCTGATGCCGGGCGGTGCGATCATTGTGATTATGACCAGATGGTCCTTGCTTGACCTGACTGGGCGCTTGATTGACTACCAAGCCAAGAATCCAGAAGCTGTGCCATGGGAAATCGTGGAGTTGCCGGCCATTCTGAATGAAGACACGGAGAACGAGAAGTCTCTGTGGCCAGAGCAGTGGCCGCTGGCGTCGCTCAAGTCCACCAAAGCGTCATTGGATCCGAGATACTGGAACGCGCAGTACATGCAGCAGCCTACATCCGAGAACAGCGCCATCATCAGTCGCAAGCTCTGGAGAATCTGGGAAGGTGACGAGCCGCCAACGTGCGAGTACATCATCCAGTCGTGGGACACGGCGTTTGAGACCAAGAACAACTCCGACTATTCGGCTTGCACAACGTGGGGCATCTTCTACAACGAGGAAGAGAACGATACGCCCCAGCTCATATTGCTCGACGCGTTCAAGGACAGGATGGCGTTCCCTGAACTTAAGACCATTGCGCTCAAACACTACAAGGAGTGGGACCCCGACGCGTTTATTGTGGAGAAGAAGGCCGCTGGCGCTCCTCTGATACAGGAACTCAGGGCGCTGGGCATACCGGTGCAGGAGTTCAGCCCAAGCCGCGGCAACGACAAGATGGTGCGTGTCAACGCAGTTGCGGATTTATTCAGCAGTGGTAAAGTCTGGGCACCAGACACACGCTGGGCACGGGAAGTGATTGAAGAGATAGCGGCTTTCCCTGTTGGAGAGCACGACGACTACGTGGACACCACAACACAGGCGCTGCTACGCTTTAGGCAAGGCGGCTTTATTACACTGGACACGGACGAGAAAGAAGATATTGAGCTTTTCCGCCGTAAGAAGTACGAATACTACTAGGAACACACATGGCAACGAACATCGACAAAGCGCTCTTCCAACAGCCCGTTGGCATTGAAGAATTGGCGCAGCAAGAGTCCCCCTTGGAGATCGAGATCGTTGATCCCGAAGAAGTCACCATTGGCATGGACGGGCTGGAGATAAAGATTAAGCCAGACGAAGACGGTGAAGAAGCGTTCGGTGATAACTTGGCCGAGTACATGGACGATGGCGCGATGCAGTCACTTGCTGGTGACTTGGTCTCAGACATTGACAACGACAAGGGCTCACGCAAAGAGTGGGAGAAGACGTACGTTGATGGGCTGAAGCTCTTGGGCTTGCAGATTGAGGAACGTACAGAACCTTGGCAAGGCGCATGCGGTGTGTTCCACCCGATGATTACAGAAGCTGTTGTTCGCTTCCAAGCTGAGACAATCACAGAGACGTTCCCAGCTCAAGGGCCTGTGCGTACCAAGATCATTGGTAAAGAAACGCCTGAGATCAAAGAAAAAGCGGCCAACGTTGAAGACGACATGAACTTCGAGTTGACCGAGAACATGACTGAGTACCGCTCTGAGCATGAGCGCATGTTGTGGTCACTGCCAGCCACGGGCTCTGCATTTAAGAAGGTGTACTTTGACCCCGCGCTTGGCCGTCAAGTCTCTATGTTCATCCCAGCAGAAGACATGTTGCTCCCATATGGCGCGACAGACCTCGACACTTGCCACCGCATCACGCACGTCATGCGCAAGACCAAGAACGAGATCGTCAAGCTTCAGCAAGCTGGGTTTTATCTGGACATCGAGTTGCCTGATGCGCCCAAAGACCGCACGGACATTCAGAAAGCCAAGGATAAAGAGACAGGCTTTAACGACCTGAACGACGACCGCTACACCATCTATGAGTGCCACGTTGACTTGAACCTTGACGGCTATGAGGACAAGGACGACGATGGTGAAGAGACCGGCATCATGCTGCCGTACGTTGTAACCATCATTAAGGGCACCAATGACATTCTGTCCATACGCCGCAACTGGAATGAAGATGATGAACTTCGCCTCAAGCGCCAGCACTTTGTACACTACCAATATATCCCCGGATTCGGAGCTTATGGTTTTGGACTCTTCCATCTTATCGGTGGTTTTGCCAAGTCGGCCACAAGCCTTATGCGTCAATTGGTTGACGCAGGAACGCTATCTAATCTTCCCGGTGGACTCAAGTCGCGCGGACTTCGCATTAAAGGTGATGACACACCGATTGCCCCCGGAGAGTGGAGAGACGTCGACGTAGCCTCTGGCAACATCCGTGACAGCATTCTGCCCCTGCCGTACAAGGAGCCAAGCGTTACTCTGTACAACTTGATGCAGAACATTGTGGAGGAAGGCCGCCGCTTCGCTGCAACGGCTGACATGAAGGTCTCCGACATGAGCGCTAACGCTCCTGTGGGCACGACGCTAGCTCTGCTTGAGCGCCAGCTTAAAGTCATGACGGCTGTTCAGGCCCGTGTGCACTTTGCTCTGAAGCAAGAGTTGAAGCTGCTCAAGAACATCATCCGCGACTACACAGACCCAGACTACACGTACGATCCCGAGTACGGCAGCCGCAAAGCCAAGAAGGCAGACTACGACTTGGTGGACGTGATCCCCGTGTCTGACCCCAACGCTGCGACCATGTCTCAGCGCGTTGTTCAGTACCAAGCTGTGATTCAGATGGCGCAGATGGCTCCAGACATCTACAACTTGCCAGAGCTGCACCGCGGGATGCTCAACGTCTTGGGCATCAAGAATGCTGAGAAGCTTGTGCCGATCGAGGACGACATGAAGCCTACCGACCCAGTGCAGGAGAACCAGAATGCGCTGACGGGCAAGCCCATGAAAGCGTTCTTGCATCAGGATCACACAGCCCACATTCAAGTGCACATGCTTGTAATGCAGGACCCCATGATTCAGCAGTTCATTGGTCAGAACCCGCAAGCGGCCAAGATCATGGGCGGCATGTCAGCGCACATTGCAGAGCACGTTGGCTACCAGATGCGCCAGAAGATCGAGCAACAACTCGGTATGCCACTGCCACCCGAAGACGAGAAGCTGCCACCAGAGATCGAGATTGCCTTGTCCGGCATGATGGCTCAGGCGGCCAATCAGGTGCTCCAGCAAAGCCAAGCACAAGCCGCTCAAATGCAGGCTCAGCAGATGGCGCAGGACCCCATCGTTCAGATGCAACAGCAGGAACTCCAACTCAAGGCGCAAGAGCTTCAACTCAAAGAGAAGAAGATCGCCGCAGACGCTGCAATTGCCGCAGACAAGCAAGAGCTGGAAGAGCAAAAGGTCAAAGGTCATCTGGAATTGGAAGCCATGCGCGTTGGTGCTCAGATCAGAGAGAGCCAAACCAAATCCCAGTTTGAACAAGAACGTGCCGGTGTCCAGATGGGCATCGACATCGCAAAGAGCAAATCCCAAACGGAATTGCAAGCGCGGACTGCAGCACTGCAGAACGCATCCAGAAACCAACCTAAACCAAGCAAATGATTCAAGACTTCGCACACGTATTGCGCGACCAAATACGTAGGGACATGAACAACTATGCCGATGACTTGGCTGGCGGTGCATGTCGCTCATTTGAGGAATACCAAAAACTCTGCGGGATTATTTCGGGTCTAGCCCTTGCAGAGCGTTATGTTCTTGACCTGCTAAAGAAAGTTGAAGATGCAGACAACCACTGAATCTGGTTTGATTTTGCCCCCCGGTATTTCATTGCCGCCACACATCCAACCGATGGACGCCCCAGACGAGGATGATGACAATGAAGACAAAGCAGGCGCACTGCCGACCCCCACAGGTTGGAAGCTGCTCTGTATCGTGCCTGAAGTTGAAGCAAAGATTGCTGGCACGTCACTGGATCTCGTGAGAGATACAGCCACTATGCGCCAAGAAGAACACGCCACCACGGTGTTGTTTGTATTGCGTGTAGGCCCCGATGCGTACAAAGACAGCGCCAAGTTCCCCAACGGAGCATGGTGTAAAGAAGGCGACTTTGTGTTAGTACGTACTTACTCCGGCACAAGATTCAAGATCTTTGGCAAGGAGTTCCGTCTCATCAACGACGACCAAGTTGATGCTGTTGTGCAAGACCCTCGCGGTTTAACCCGCGCTTAAAAGGAACGTTATGAAAGACGAATTTAAATTTCCTGACGAAGTAGAAGCGAAGAAGACCCCTGACGTCGAATTTGAAATTGAAGGCGAAGGGGATGTTGACATCGAGATTGAAGACGACACGCCTGCCCAAGACAGAGGCCGCAAGCCTTTGGACAAGGAAGTTGTTGACCCAACCGATGAAGAGATTGAGTCTTATTCGGACAAAGTTAAATCACGCATTAAAGAGCTGACACACGCACGCCACGACGAGCGCCGTGTCAAAGAAGCGACACTGCGTGAGAAACAAGAGCTGGAGCGTCTTGCACAGCAGTTAATTGAGGAGAACAAACGCCTCAAGAAAAACGTCTACACAGGCCAAGAAGCAATCATTGCTGGCGCCAAGTCAAAAGCTGAAAGCGAACTAGAAATGGCTCGCCGCAAGCTCAAGGAAGCACAAGAATCCTTTGACACGGATGCCATCATTGCCGCTCAAGAAGCTGTGATGGATGCCAAGATTAAAGTTGAACAGACAAAAAATTATCGTCCTACCCCTTTACAGGAAGAAAAATTTGCTGTACAACCGCAACAAACCCAACCTGAGAAGGTTGAGCCCGACGAAAAAACTCTGCGCTGGCAGGCAAAAAACCAGTGGTTCGGTGCTCAGGGGTTTGAAGAATACACCAGCTACGCACTAGGGCTGCATCAAAAGCTAGTCACAAACGGAGTGGACCCCCGCTCTGCTGAATACTTCGAGCAAATTGATGCTCGCATGAAGTCAACGTTTCCTGATCTATTTGGTCGAAGCGAAGACAAGCCAAGGTCTGGTGAGGTTCAACGGAAACCTACAACAGTGGTGGCCTCTGTGTCTCGTTCTACGAGCGCAGGAAAAATCAAGCTGACGACAACGCAAGTTGCGTTGGCGAAGAAATTAGGTTTAACCCCGCAGCAATATGCTGCACAAGTAGCGAAACTGGAGAACTGAAATGGCTGAAACAATTGACCGCAAAAATCGTGATCTAACGACACGCGAAAAATCTGCCCGTGCTGTATACGTACCGCCGAGCAACTTGCCTGATCCAACGCCTGAACCGGGCTGGGTGTACCACTGGGTGGCTACGCACGTTCTGGGACAGTCGGAAGTGACCAACGTATCGCGCAAAATGCGTGAAGGTTGGGAACCGGTGAAGGCAGAGGACCATCCAGAATTGATGATGGTTGGAAATGATAAGACTGGCAACGTCGAAATCGGCGGCCTCATGCTCTGCAAGATGCCAAAAGAGAAGTTCGAAGCCCGTAAAGCTTATTACGACCAGCAAGCTCAAAACCAGATGGACTCAGTTGACAATAGCTTCATGCGACAAAATGATCCACGCATGCCGTTGTTTGCCGACCGCAAGTCGACTTCAACCCGTGGTGGATTTGGTTCTGGTTCCAAATAAACTTTAGGAGTCCTTAAATGGCATCTACACAAACCCCTTACGGTTTTCGAGCCGTAAATGAGTTGGGTGGCCTACCATACGCTGGTAGCACTCGCTCGTTCCCCCTAGACCCTGCCGGTTACGCCGTCAACATCTTCAATGGATCGTTGGTGTACGTGGCTGCGTCAGGTTACCTGCAACTCGTGACTGCGACTGGTGCTGACGCAACTACCAACTACTTCCCCACAGGAAGCGGTAGCTCTGCAACCAACACAGGTTCTATCGGCGTTTTCGTCGGTTGCTCCTATGTGAACGCACAAGGTCAAACGATCTTTTCACAGTACTACCCAGCTAACGCTGTGAACGCTGTTGCTTTCGTTATTGATGACGACCGCGCTGTGTTCTCTGTGCAAGCTAACAACACTGTGGCTGCATCTGCTTTGGGTCAAAACGTGTTCTTGGCTAACATCCAGAGCACAAGCACTGGTTCTACAACCACAGGAAATAGCAACGTTGCTGTATCGGCTTCTGCCACTATCGCGACCGCCGCTTTCCGCATTGTTGGTTTTGTGAACAATGCTCAGTCCCAACCGGGCGACGCTTATACTGATTTGCTGGTGAAGTTCAACCCCGGCTACCACTCATACACCATTGCAATTGGTCTGTAAGGAGTAATTAACCATGGCTATTTCACGCGCACAACTACTTAAAGAGTTGCTCCCCGGCCTGAACGCTTTGTTCGGCATGGAATACGCACGCTACGGCGAAGAGCACAAAGAAATCTACGAAACAGAGAAATCTGAGCGTAGCTTCGAAGAAGAGACAAAGCTTGCTGGCTTTGCTTCTGCTCCCGTCAAGAATGAAGGTCAAGCCATTGCCTATGACAATGCGCAAGAAGCCTTCACTGCACGCTACAACCACGAGACAATCGCTCTGGGCTTCAGTATCACTGAAGAAGCTGTGGAAGATAACTTGTATGACTCTTTGTCTGCACGTTACACCAAAGCTTTGGCCCGTGCCATGTCTTACACCAAGCAAGTTAAAGCCGCTTCCGTTATCAACAACGGTTTCAACGGTTCATACTTGGGCGGTGACGGCGTCACTTTGTTCGGCAACAACAGTTCTAACACTCGCGTTGGTCACCCCCTCGTTAGCGGTGGTGTGAACTTCAACAGCCCAACAACTGGCGTTGACTTGAACGAAACATCTTTGGAAAACGCCGTGATTCAAATCGCAGCGTGGGTGGACGAGCGTGGTCTGTTGATCGCCGCTAAGCCCCGTAAGATGGTTGTTCCCCCAGCACTGATGTTCGTTGCCAAGCGCTTGCTTGACACTGAGCTGCGTGTTTCTACTGCTGACAACGATATCAACGCGTTGAAGCAGATGGGTGCAATCCCTGAAGGTTACACTGTTAACCACTTCTTGACCGACAGCAACGGCTGGTATTTGATTACCGACGTGCCAAACGGCATGAAGCACTTCGAGCGTATCGCCTTGCAAAACAGCATGGACGGTGACTTCGATACAGGTAACGTTCGTTACAAAGCCCGTGAGCGTTATAGCTTCGGCTGGTCTGATCCCCTCGGTATGTGGGGTTCTTCAGGTTCTTAATTGAACTTGTGAAAAGGGGGCTTGTGCCCCCTTTTCTTTTCGTGTATATTGACTTCATTCCGGGCTTTCCCGGTGTTCTGACAGTCCCGGCTGACGACATGCAGACAGAACACCCTCACTTGCATGTAAGGAAAAATCATGGCATCAACCACCTTCTCCGGCCCAGTAACGTCCACAAATGGCTTTATTGGCGCAGTAACCGGCAATATCACTGGCAACGTAACAGGTAACGTAACAGGTAACGTAGTAGGCACAGTGACAGGCAACGTAGTTGCTACTGCTGGCTACATCCAACTCCGTACAGCTACCAGCGTCCAAATTGCTGCTGCATCCAACGCCGTGAACACCACTGGCAAGGCCGCTGGTACGATCGTCTTTGACACAACCTTAGGCACCCTTAAAATTGCCACTGGCGCAACTGCCACTAGCACGTGGGTCAACGCCGACGGTACTACTGCTGTTACTCCTTCCTAATCAACCCAAGGGGCTTCGGCCCCGTTTTTAAAGGAGATTGATTATGACAATGCAATATGACGTAAAGTCGGCGCACATTGAGGCTACGGGCACCATTGTGTCTAGCCGCAACCGTTTAAAAGGCTATCAATGTATTTCTGGCGGTACAGCTGGCGATATTATTTTCCGTGACGGGGGCGCTGCAGGCACTATTCGGTTGCAGTTTAATATTGGTACGGGCACTCAACCAATTGGGTTACCAATCCCCGGCGAAGGTATTCTGTTTACGACAGATATTCACGTGACGATTCCAACCGCTGCAAAAGTGACAATTTTCTATGGCTAAGACACCAGCATGGCAACGCAAAGAGGGCAAGTCCGAGAAGGGCGGCTTGAACGCCAAGGGACGGGCCTCGTACAACAAGGCAAACCCCGGCAAGCCGGGCCTGAAGGCTCCCCAGCCCGAGGGCGGCAAACGCCGCGACTCTTTTTGCGCCCGTATGGAAGGCATGAAGAAGAAGCTGACCGGAGAGAAGGCCAAGAAAGACCCGAACTCCCGCATAAACAAAAGCCTTCGGGCTTGGAATTGCTGATATGAGCGACGCTATTCAAACCGCCAGAGAGTTAGCCACGCATGCGTCTGACATCAAGCATTTGCAAGATGATATGGACAAGATGCTGGATAACATGAAAACTATGCAGGCAACACTAGCGGCTATTGACAAAACATTGTCTGAAGCCAAAGGTGGCTGGAAAGTTTTAATGTTAGTTGGCGGAGCTAGTAGCGTTGTAGGCGCAGGTTTGGTTCAGCTTGTTAATTGGTACGCAGGCGGTAAATGATGCCAAGTACAAGCAAGAAGCAACACAACTTCATGGCCGCGGTTGCAAATAATCCTGCGTTTGCCAAGAAGGTGGGAGTTCCGCAAAGCGTTGGGAAAGATTTCAACGAAGCGGACAAGGGTAAGAAGTTTGGTTCTGGCGGGAAAACCCGTCCAGATATTCAGAAGGCGAACCGAGCTAAAACCGATCACGGGAAAATGGCTCTTTTTAAAGAAGGTGGATCTATCATGGCTACACGTAAAAACAACGGCATCACTACTGCCAAAATGGGTTCAGTGCGTACAGCGGCTCCTAGCCGTGACGGTGTTGCTTCTAAAGGCAAGACCAAAGGCACTATGGTCTCTATGAAGGGCAGCACTCCCTTGGGTATGAAAAAGGGCGGCATGACCAAGAAGATGGCTTACGGCGGCAAAGCCTGCTAAGGAAGCAACATGAAACGACGTTACGACGATGGCGGTGAAATAGACGCACTGGAAGAAGCGAATAAACGCGAAGACATGGGGTTGAGAAACCCCAACGCCAAAGAATATGGCGAGTCTGGCACGTCGTACACAACGAAAGCCTCTTCCAAAGCCGCCGCGAAGCCAAAAAATACAGAGACAAAAGCCGAAAGAAGGGCCTTTGACGTGCCCAACTATAAAGAAGTTTTTGAGCGGCCTGTCGATAAGACCAAAATGTCTGTGTCAGAGCGTGCAAAGGCAACCCGTGAGAGCGCTAGAAGCGGTAGCGGTTCAACCGATAAGCGTTCTGTTAACGAGCGCGTTCGTTCTGCTATGGGCATGAAAAGCGGCGGTTCTGCTTCTTCTCGTGCAGACGGTATTGCTCAGCGTGGTAAAACACGCGGAAAGATGTGCTAAACCATGATGGCCAGCCGTGGGATGGGGGATATCGCCCCTTCTAAAATGCCCAAGGGTGTTAAGAAAGCCCGACGGGACGATACTGACTTCACCCAATACAAAGAGGGTGGGAAGGTTAACGCCGCAGGCAATTACACGAAGCCCAGTCTTCGCAAGAAGATTGTGTCTCAAGTAAAAGCCGCGGCCACCCACGGCACCGGCGCAGGTCAATGGTCTGCCCGTAAAGCTCAGCTAGTTGCCAAGAAGTACAAGGCGGCTGGCGGGGGTTACCGAGATTGAAAGCGCCCCAGAAATCATTGAAGGACTGGGGCGACCAGAAATGGAGAACCAAAAGTGGTAAAAAATCTTCTGACACGGGCGAGCGATACCTTCCTAGTGCTGCGATTAAAAGTCTCAGTCCTGCTGAGTACGCTGCGACAACGCGTGCGAAACGTGCGGGCAAAAAAGCCGGAAAACAATTCGTAGCGCAACCTAAAACGATTGCAAAGAAAACGGCAGGATTTAGATGACCACTTCAGGACTCACCTCATTCAATCTGGACCTCAACGACATGGTTGAGGAGGCCTTTGAACGGGCGGGTTCTGAACTCCGCACGGGCTATGACTTGCGCACTGCCCGTCGATCGCTTAACTTACTCTTTGCTGACTGGGCAAACCGCGGCGTGAACATGTGGACGTTTGAGCAAAACACCATCACGCTTGTGACTGGCCAGCCAACGTACGCAATCCCGGACGACACTGTTGACTTGCTTGACCATGTCATCCGAACAAACGCCAACGTAGCCAATAATCAGGCCGACCTGACGATTACGCGGATCAGCATGCCCACGTATGCCACCATCCCAAATAAATTGATCCAAGGCCGTCCTATTCAGGTTTGGGTACAGCGTTTGACGGGTAACTCCAGCGTTTTGACTGGCACAGTCCAGTCAACCATCAACGCGACAGCCACAACTATCCCAATCACCTCTTTGGTGGGCGTGCCAACTGCTGGTTTTATCCAGATTGGCGCAGAGCTGATTGGATACAACGAGACAACCCCAGCTAGCGGTGCTACGCCTGCGTACTTGCTCAACTGCACGCGTGGGCAGGACGGCACAACTGCGGCTAGCCACACAACTGGCGCGGCCATGAGCTTGGTTCAGAAGAACAGTATCACTGTGTGGCCAACTCCTAACCCCGGCACAACGTATCAGTTCGTCTACTGGCGCATGCGCCGTATTCAAGACGCTGGTGGCGGCACTAAGACTATGGATGTCCCGTTTCGTTTTGTGCCCTGCTTGGCCGCAGGTTTGGCTTACTACATTGCGCTCAAAGTGCCCGAGGGTTTACAGCGCCTTGATGTTTTGAAGCAACAATATGACGAAGCTTGGGACAGAGCCGCAGGCGAAGACCAAGAAAAGGCGGCAGTACGCTTTGTGCCTCGTCAGCAGTACATTGGAAGCGGTACGTAAATGGGAAACCGGTTTTCGTCCGGCAAGAACTCCATTGCGGAATGTGACCGTTGTGGGTTTCGCTTTAAGCTGCACGAATTACGTAAAGAAATTATCAAAACCAAGAACTACAATCTCTTGGTTTGCAAAACATGTTGGGACCCTGACCAGCCGCAGTTGCAGTTGGGCATGTATCCGGTGGATGACCCGCAAGGTGTGCGTGATCCGCGTCCTGACGTGAGCTACTATCAGTCTGGTAACACAGGCTTGCAGATTGTTCTGACCAACAGTTCAGGCAAAGATGCGGCAGGGCTACCGTCTGAAGGTAGCAGGGTTTTTCAGTGGGGCTGGAATCCTGTTGGGGGAGCCAGAGTTTTTGACACTGCTTTAACGCCAAATGACTTGGCAATGGCAGCGCAAGTTGGTACAGTAACGATACAGATAGGAGTCTGACATGGACAAAAAAGATTTAGCCCAAGACAAGAAGATGATTAAGTCTGCCGTTGGCAAGCATGAGAAACACATGCACCCCGGCAAAACGCCTACTAAGCTCAAAGCTGGCGGTAAAACCAATAGCGACATGCTCAAGTATGGACGCAACATGGCCAAGGTCATGAACCAGCGTTCTGTTGGTCGTGGAGGCTAAGATGGCTACATACAAGCAACCAAAGAAAGAACCAACCGTTGTTGTTGGTCAGATGCCTGTTAAAGAAGCTTTGAAAGCCAACATGTCTATTGCCAACGAGCGTAGCAACCCCTACGACGGCGTGAAGACTTCTGGTATCAAGATTCGCGGTACTGGATGCGCTACTAAAGGCACAATGGCCCGAGGTCCGATGGCATGAACTATACGCAACTCAGCAACGCTATTCAGGCGTACACGGAAAATACCGAAGCAAGCTTTATTGCTCAGATACCCGTGTTCGTTCAGCAAGCTGAGCAGCGTATTTACAACACCGTCCAGTTCCCGTCATTGCGTAAAAACATGACGGGCGTGATTGCCGCCAATAACAAGTACCTGTCTGCACCGACTGATTACTTGGCCACATACTCCTTGGCGGTGATTACAGACGTGACAGGTAATGACCTGAACACCGGCACGTACGAGTACTTGCTGAACAAGGACGTGAACTTTATCCGTCAAGCGTACCCTGTACCTGACGATAAGGGCGTGCCAAAGTATTACGCGTTGTTTGGTCCTACTGTGACTGGTGCCACGATATCTAACGAGCTGACGTTTATCATTGGCCCGACCCCCAACCAAGAGTACAACGTCGAGTTGCACTATTACTACTACCCTGAGTCCATCACGACTGCGGCAGGCGGTCAGACATGGCTTGGCGACAACTTTGACTCTGTGCTGTTGTACGGTTCTTTGGTGGAAGCCTACACCTACATGAAGGGTGAAGCGGACATGATGACAATGTACAACACCAAGTATCAGGAAGCGCTGATGTTGGCTAAACGTCTGGGCGATGGTATGGAGCGTCAAGACGCGTACCGCTCTGGCCAATACCGTCAGAAGGTAATGTGACATGTCAATTGCGCAAACCACGACTACAAGCTTTCGGGTGGAACTGCTTCAAGCAATTCACAACTTTGGCCCTACGTCGCCTAACACTTTCAAGCTTGCCTTGTACACAGGCGCGGCCAACATCGGCCCCACTACAACTGTGTACACAACAAGTGGAGAAGTCGTGGGTACAGGCTACGTCGCTGGTGGCAACACGCTGACAATCTCCACATCACCAACTTCAGGCAACAACACAGGGTACGTGCCAACTGCATATATCTCGTTTGCCAACACAAGCTGGGCAAATGCGTCGTTTACATGTCGTGGTGCGCTAATTTACAATGTCAGCCAAGGTAACAAATCTGTGGCTGTGTTGGATTTTGGCGCAGACAAGACTGTCAGCAATGACACCTTCCAGATCATTTTCCCTGCTTCCGATGCCAACAGTGCCATCGTGCGCATCTCTTAAGGACTTATCATGACTAAAGAATTTTCTAGCTTTGGCGACAGTGCGCAAATCAGCATGCAGTCAAACGTCACAGGCTCCGAAACTGTTGGTATTGAAGGCGTCTACCACGTAGTCTGCCGCGATGCTGATGGCAACATCAAATGGGAAGAAGGCTTCCCCAATCTGGTCAACGCCGTTGGTAAGCAGTTGATGCTTGACACATTGTTGTCTGGCGTTTCTTACACCACAGTTGGACCATACCTTGGTCTGATTTCTGGCACAGGGCTGACTTTTGCCGCCGCTGACACCATGTCTTCAAAAACATGGACTGAGTTCACGAACTACACTGTGGGCGGCTCAGCAGTGCGCGGTACGGCTGTGTTTGCTTCTGCAACTTCGACTGGCACAACACCAACCAACGTGACCACAAAGACTGCTACGGCTATTACGTACACTATCACAGGCGCTGGCGGTACAGTTGGCGGTTGCTTCTTGGTGACAGGTTCAGGCGCGTCTACTACTCAAGGCAATACTTCTGGTACTCTGTATAGCGCTGGCGCGTTTGCCACTGCTAAAGTTACCACTGCTGGCGATACTGTTTCAGTTACATACAGCACCACTGCAACATCTTAATAAGGGGTCGTTTAAATGGCTCTGGCACTTTTTGATCGTGTCCAAGAGACAACGACAACAACAGGCACTGGCTCAGTAACGCTGGCCGGTGCTGTCCCCGGCTTTCAGTCGTTTGCCGTCGTTGGCAATGGGAATACTTGCTACTACACCATCGTAGACGGTTCTGCATGGGAAGTGGGTATTGGTACGTACTCTACGTCTGGCCCCACGCTTGCGCGTACTACGGTTCTGTCTAACTCCAGCGGCAACACTTCGCCAATCACATTGGCGGCTGGAACAAAGAGCATTTTCCTGACATACCCCGCAGAGAAGTCTGTCAATCTGGATGCAAGCGACAACGTCAGTCCTCTGGGCACAGTGTCGTCTGGTGTATGGCAAGGCTCAACCGTTGGCGTAGCTTATGGTGGCACAGGTGTAACTACTTCTTCTGGCGCAAACTCTGTGGTGCTGCGTGATAGCAATCAAAACATTGCGGTCAACAGAGTAAACCAGTCAAACACAAACACAACGGCTGCTGGTGGGACCACCGCACTGACGGCGGCATCAAGCTATATCCATACTCTTGTTGGGACTGGCGGCCAGACTTACACGCTACCTGACGCAACCACTCTGACAACAGGGGTAGCGTTTGTTTTTAACAACCTAGCAACAGGCACACTAACTCTTGCAAATTTTGCGGGTACCACTATTGGAACTATTCCTAGTGGCGGTGCGAGCGCAGTCTTTTTAACACTCAACAGCACAACTGGCGGGACTTGGGACCTTCACGCGTATCTCCCAGAAGGCGTAACTTTTGGCACAAACGCTTTTAATCTTGGCACGTCGATTATCTCTGGCGGCACATGGCAGGGCGGCACGATTGCCACAGGCTACGGCGGCACAGGTCTCACAAGCTACACAAGCGGCGGCGCAGTTTACGCTAACAGCTCTTCAACACTAACCTCTGGCACTCTGCCTGTCACGGCTGGTGGTACTGGCGCGACCACTGCGGCGGGTGCGCAGTCTAGTTTGAATGTTCCATCAACAACAGGTTCAGGCGCTAGCGGTACTTGGGGTATAAATATTACGGGCAATGCGGCTACGGCTACAACTGCGGCTAACTATTTACCGCTTTCTGGCGGAGCTTTGACTGGAGATCTCCAACTTGGCGGCAACTTTTTAAGGTTTGACCAATCAGGCACTCGCTCTTGGAACATACGCGCTACAGGCGGTAACCTTGATATCAATTCCGGGGATGGTTCTGGTTCGCTGAGATATAACAACGGCGTTGTTCTTACTTCAAACAACTTCAACTCCTACGCGCCTACACTAACCGGTACAGGGGCTTCTGGTACTTGGGGCATCAACATCACCGGTAGCGCTGCGAGTGCAACTACTGCTGGTAAAACAAGTGCGACAACTGTCCCTGCATCTACGTCGTTTTCTAAGTGGTTGTTTGCCACCACAAGTACTGGCGGCGTACTAAACTGGGATGATTCGTCTAATACCATTCCCGGCGTGGGCACTACTCTTTTGCTGGGCACTGCATCAAATGGCCCCGGCGGTGGTAACTACTACCACCCATTTAACATTGAATATGCAAGTAATGATGGCACTGGCCAAATTACGCAAATGGCTATTGCTTATGCCTCACCCGCAAATGAGCTGTTCATGCGGGGGCGTTACGCCGGTACATGGTCTAGCTGGGTACGCTATCTAAACAGCAACAACTACAACAACTTTAGCCCAACATTAACAGGCGGTGGTGCTTCTGGTACTTGGGGTATTAATATTACAGGGGCTGCTGGTTCTGCGGGTACGGCTAGCTCAGCTACTATTGCTGGTCTTTTGCAAGCATACTTTGGCCGCACAGATAGTGCGACTTATCCGGTTTGTTGGCTTGCAAATGAAGGTGCAGTTGGCCCTTATGCGGGGTCTTCACGAGCGTATTCTTGCGCGGCGGTAACAATTACTTCAAGCAGTGGAACTTTAAGCGCGACAAATCTTGCCGCAACTACGGGTGCTTTTAGCGGAGCGTTAACTGCGCCACAACACTACCTTAACCGTGCCGGAACTGCCCAATCTGGCCTTAGCTGGTATTCAGGTAGTTATACGGCGTGGGCTGATTACATGTCTCCCGCTGGAGCAACCGGCGCAGGGCCGACCGGCAACATCACAGCTCCAAGCGGAACGCTTGTAACAAGTTGGGCGCTTCGTAGTTTTATTGAAAACGTTGCGAATTACGGTTGGACTTTTGAGTCAGGTTCAGCTACTGGCCAACCTACTGTTGTTGCTGAAATTCGTTCTAGTGACGGGGCTGCAAGATTTGGGGGAACGGTAACAGCACCAACTTTTTCTGGTTCGTTGAGTGGTAATTCGACTACCACTTCTCAGCGAGCATTTTCTGGAGACATATCAACCACCGGGCAAGGTCGTTTTACTGGGTGGTACGCAGGTGGTGCATCTACGGCGCTTGCAACTGAAGTAGGCGTTAGTGGGGGCCAAGGCTATGTTCTTTGCTACAGCCGAGACTCCGGAACATACGCAACTTTAAATATTGCAGGCAGCGCATCCAACCTGCAAATTTCAGGCAGCACAGTCAACGTTACTAGCGGAGCGCTTCAACAAGGTGGCAGTCAAGTTCTCACCGCAGGCAATGTTTCTAGTTACGCAGTCCCGGCTCGCGGGCAGTCTAGCTGGAACGATAACACTGTTATCAATAATGTCGTAGGAATGCTTGCGTGGAAAAACTACGGCAACAGCCACGTTATTTTTGACGCATCCCAAAGCACTACACCTAGCGGTAGTGGTTGTAACAACACAAACCCAGCAGTTAATTGGTCTGCGACGTACCCGACTTTGATGGGTTGGAACGGCGGTAGCACATACGGACTTCGTGTAGATTCTACGCGTACTTCGGACCAACTAGGGGGCTACGCGGCGAGCACATTTGTTGGGCAGCGCGGTAGTACGTACAACCAAGTTGATACTTGGCTGCAACTAAACGGTTTCTTTGGCTTGTACGCACCCAGTGCAAACGGGGCTCATTGGTATCCTAACAACGCATCTACATACACCACTTGGGCAATATCCGGTAGTAGAAACGGTTACAGCGGCATTTTTGATACGTACAGCTCTGTGGCTGGATTTATGTACGACAGCGCAGGTAACGGCGGTGTGTACCGAGAAGCCAATGGCAGATGGTATTTTTATCACAACCTTAGCAACAACTGCATGGGTATTGGCACGTCAGCAACGTCTTCTTCGTACGGTATTTATGTCATTAAAGGCGTTTATTCGGAAGGTAACGTTGTTGCCTACTCTGATGAGCGCGTAAAGACAAACTGGCGAGATTACCCCGCTGACTTTGTTGAGCAACTTGCTGAAGTAAAACACGGCACCTACGACCGCACAGATATTGAACTTACCCAAGACGGTGTATCTGCCCAGTCGTTACACACACTTCTACCATACTCTGCGCCAACAGATGAGCACGATAAAATGTCTGTTAACTACGGCGGCGCTGCTTTGGTCGCAGCTATTCAACTTGCCAAACGTGTGCTTGAGCAAGATAAACGGATTGCCGCTCTTGAGGCGCTTGTGGCAAAATGTAACTAAAGGAAAGCTATGATTACCTACACAAAAACCATCATCAGTATGCAGGCGTACAAAGAGATTGACGGCGAGTCCAACGTTGTTTTTGGCGTTTCGTGGAGCCTAGTTGGTACTGAAAATGGTTTTACAGCTACCTGCCCAGCAACAACTTACGTCCCATACACAGCGGGGCAGCCGTTTATTCCGTACGCCGATTTAACACAAGAGCAAGTTTTGGCTTGGATTGACCAGTATACTCCTTTGGCTCAGATGCAGTCGTTCCAAAACGCCGTATCGTTTTCGTTGCAACAACAACAGCAGCAAGAAACACCTGCGTTACCGTGGGACCCACCCCCCGTTCCCCCAGTTACCCCAACCCCCCCAACATCCTAAAAGGAAATAACCAAG